TCATGTCAAACCTCATTGCACTAAATAATTATAATGAGCTTCAGAAACTTCAAAGCCATTGTTCCACGATTTGTCTCTATCTCCTAGAAAATTACACCAATTGTTCCAAAGTTGTTCGGTCCCAATACTGTGACAAATGTTTACATATTGATTTATTTTTGAGCGTCGAAGATCTTCAGACTTCAAAGTGTTCGGAAGCTTTAAATGTTTTTCATTAATACCATACATTCTAATATTATGAGTGTCGATACAGCCAACCAGCCCCGCCGTCAATTGACAAACAAATCCAGCCTTAGCAAGTCCAAGCCCCGGCACCCTAAGAAATATTCGCATGAGCGTTGCAGCTTTATCGGCTTCGGATTTATTAGAGTTTACAACGGCCATAAACTGACCGTACATAAAATCTTTACGAGCCTGAAGATACTTGTATGTTTTCTTTTTATTGCCCCACAAGAATCGTGAGTCGCCGCCTTCGGCTTGAACATCTTTCATCTGATAACCTACGGTTGACCAATTTTGCTGAATGCTGAGAGCCACCATGAGTATCACATTTGATAAATTATTTGCAGACTCTTGAGCATATTGCTGGATTGCTATGCCGTGAATGTTATACATTGCGTATCTCCTGTAAAAATTTACTTACACTTAAATTAGAACTTGTCACTGCCTCGTGGAACTCGTAAACATCGACCATCGTCCAAGATTGGTTGAGCCTCTTGCCCCACGCCTCTACTAAGATACCACAGAAATCGTCGTCGTCAAGGCAGTAACGCACCTTGCGTTCGTAATTTAATTTCTTGATTCTTTGAAGATTACCAACACTCTTCATCGGTCTTTCTCCCAAACAATTCTGTTAATCTTTCTTTGGACGGAGCTTCGTGAAGTTTTAATTCTCTAGCTGAATAAGTATATACAACCTTATCACTAACCTCTCGAACTCGATAACCTGCGTTTTCTTTTAGCGCCCTTCGGCCTGCTTCGACCTTGGCCTCTTCATAATATATTGTAGTTAACACTTCAGTCCAATTACCTTCACCGTTTTCTCTTTCAAGAATATATTCTTTCATTTTGAATAACTCCCTACAATAAAGCCAAAGCCTATTGACACCATGCTTACCAACACATGGGCTGCTAAAAATATTTCAAGTTGGAAACAAACCATATTACTGGCCTCCCATAACTTTAAAATTATATTTTAACATTGCCCACGCATGATGATCGTCGGAGCAAGCAGATATAAAACTTAGTAAATCATCAATAGTCATCATATTGGTATTCATAATATTATTCCTCATCCCAAGGTATCATTTTCTCCCAACAGGGAGGACAGTGATAAACGCCACTGTCAGCCCCAATAAGTATTTCACGATCATTCGCATCCAGCCAAGGAAATATATTTTGAACCAAGGCATTGCGGTCGGCTTTGTAATATTCCCAATATTTTCTGGGGACATCGACGGCCTGTAAAGATTTACACATGTTGCATTCAACCATAACAGCTGTGTGTTCCATTACATTAATTCCTCTAATTCTAAATATTGATCGTGAATTTCATCGTACCATTCATTTACGATATCAATGCAATCTTCTAAGCTTTCAGCTTCAGTCCAAACATCGCCCTTGTCATCCATGATGAGCCAAAAGAATTGTATATTCTTTAGGGTGAAGTAGCGATACTTGTAAAGTTTAGAATTTAATTTTTTTAATTCCATGATAATAATTCCTTAAAATTCAAAGCCAGCAAAACATTCTGTTTTACCTTTACGGTAAACAACCTTGTTAGCATCAACCCACGAAGTCAACTCATAAGCTTTACTGTATCTACAGTATTCACCTCGAATATAAACATTAGCTGTCGGCTGTCCTTTACGGACAAGTTTAACGAAGTCGCCTTGCTTAACATTTTTAATGTTAGTTTGCTGCATAATATTATCCTCAAGATTAATTAAAAGTTTATGAAACCCTGATTAAGCATCAGGGTCAGTTTCGAGGTAAGCCATAATAATATCAAGCTTCGCTTCGAAGGTAGCAAGTTTCTTGTCGGTTGCATCCTGTCGCTTTGTGATGGCATCAAACCGTGCTTGGAACTCAGAGAGTTCTGACGTATCCGCTTGAATCTTTTTAACGGTGGTTGTTTTCTCAGCCTTCGGCTTCGAAACCTTCGGAGTATCCTTGATGACAGCCTTGGTCTTCTTAGCCTTTACAGGCTTCGAGGTCATCATGTTGGTAAACTTCTTTGGAATCGTTTCAGCTTCGAAGAAGCGACTCACATCGGCATGAGTGATGGGAGTTTCAGTATTTTCATTCTGAAACTTTAAGAGGATAGCGCTGAAGATTTTGGAGAGTCTGTAAGACTCCGAAGGTGTTTTGCCACCGACCTTACCAAAGTGCTTGGCTACAGCATAAAGCTGTCGTGATGAGGCGGTGCGATTCCCATCGACGTTAACGAAAATCTCTGATTTTTGAAGGTTCGAAATGCTCATGTTCATTACTCCGTAATGGTTTTAGGTTTGAAGCAACGCTCTGTCGCTGTTGCCATTCCATTAAGGGCAGAGTTTCGAAATTTTTGCAACCTCTTTCCCTGCGCATTATGCGGTTGTGAAAGAGCGTGTGATGTGATCGGGTGAGAAAACTCAGCGGTGGATTTTTACTCAATATAGAATATATTGGAAGTTGTTGGAATCATTGGAGATTTTGGAATCGAGTTATAAATCTTTAAAGATTTCTAAAGGTTTCTGGAGCTGTCCACTAGAGAGTCTTTAAAAATTTTATAAATTTTCTATACGCCTCATGCGAGACTGAGAAAATCTTTAGAGATTTTCGAAGTCTTTAGGGGTACGCAGGTGCCCATGCCCCCTCCCCCGTATATATATACATGCTCAAACATTTTTGGAGATTTTTGGAGTGTCTACCAGTTGGCCCCACAGACCTTTAAAGCCCAGACACAAAAAAAGGCCCACCGGCCTTTAAAGAGACACCCACGATAGTGGGCGAGTAGATGTATATATATGCACCTCTGACGGGTACAAATATTATTATACACCTGTATTTCAATTTTGTCAATGAAATAATACCAAAAAAAGATAAATAAAGTTCTTGACAAAGATACAATATAGGTATATAATGTATAACATGGAAACTAAAAAAGAATTGACAGTAAAACAACAAGACTTTCTTGACAATCTTATTGCTTGTGGAGGCAATGCACGTCAAGCTGCTGAACTAGCAGGCTATGCAGCAGGAAGCTACACAGCAGTTGTAAAAGCTCTTAAGTCTGAGATACTAGATTTAGCTGAAGGCGTGTTGGCCGTAAACGCACCTAAAGCGGCTCTGAAGCTCGTTCAAGTTATGGAGAGCGATGAGCCTATCCCTCAAGCTAATATTCGTGTACAAGCCGCACAGACGCTCCTAGACCGTGTAGGAGTTGCAAAGAAAGAAAGGCTTGATGTTAAAGTTGAAACGCCAAGTGGATTGTTTATTCTTCCGGCTAAAGCTCCGACTATTATTGAAGATGTAGAATATGAAGAGACGGACTAGTAGTACAATTCCATTTGGTTACAGGTTAGTAGATAATGATTTTGAACACATCGAAGAGATACCCAGCGAACTTGAAGCTTTAAACAAGATACTACCGATGATTAAATCAAAATCTTTGTCTCTACGCGAGGGTGCGTTGTGGTTGACCCATGAAACTGGTCGCTCTATATCCCATCAAGGATTACAAAAAATAATCAAAAAAGATGGATAAGAACGATTGGGATTTAAACCCACAAAACTATTTACAAAATGAAGACGGTAGCTTTAAGCTAAAAGCTGATGGCACCCCCAAGAAAAAACCCGGAAGGCCAAAAGGCTCAAAGGGCAGGGGATACAACTATCACTCAAGAACTAAAGCAAAACAAGAAGCTTCAAAAAAAGTAAGGACAAAAAAGAAAAAAATAGCGCAGGCACGTTCCGCTATCTCACGATACCAAAAATCTGTTGAGAATACCGAAAAAGCCTTAGACTTGCTAGAAGACAACAACAAAAGTAAAGTTGTTGAAGAGACGTTTGTAGAAGAAGCAGCATCTTCGCTCAAGACTGAGTTGAAAGAGAATGTTATATTTAGTCCTAATGAGGGACCACAAACTGATTTCTTGGCTGCGGGTGAAACAGATGTATTGTACGGCGGTGCGGCTGGTGGAGGCAAAAGCTATGCGATGTTGGTTGATCCACTTCGCTTTGCACATAGGGGAGCGCATAGAGCATTAATCCTGCGACGTTCTATGCCAGAGTTACGAGAACTTATCGACAAATCTCGTGAACTTTATCCCAAAGCCTTTCCCGGCTGCAGATATCGTGAAGTAGAAAAGCTTTGGAATTTTCCAAGCGGTGCAAAAGTTGAATTCGGTTTCTTAGAACGAGATGCAGACGTATATCGTTATCAAGGACAAGCATACAGTTGGATAGGTTTTGACGAAATTACCCATCTCCCAACCGAATTTTCTTGGAACTATTTAGCTTCACGATTACGTACAACTGATTCAGAAATAGTACCTTACATGCGCTGTACAGCAAACCCCGGCGGTTCTGGCGCACAATGGGTTAAGAAAAGGTACATTTCACCATCACCACCTAACGAGTCTTTTATGGGTGATGATGGAATTACACGTAAGTTTATTCCAGCAAGATTGAATGACAATCCGTATCTGGCACAAGATGGTCGATACGAACAAATGCTAAAAAGCTTGCCGCCTACTCAGCGCAAACAGTTGCTTGAGGGTAACTGGGAAATTGCAGAAGGCGCAGCATTTACAGAGTTTGACAGGCATCTCCATGTCGTTGAGCCGTTTGAAATCCCACTACACTGGGAACGAACCAAAGGACTTGACTATGGTTATGCATCAGAATCAGCTTGCGTTTGGGCCGCACTTGACCCTAGCGACGGAACGCTGATTATATATAGAGAGTTATATAGAAAGGGTCTTTTAGCTACAGAGTTAGCAGAAATGCTTACTAACATGGAACTAAATGATCCAACTTCTGTCAGAGGCGTATTAGATACAGCGTGTTGGTCACGCACAGGAACTACTGGCCCGACAGTTGCAGAAACCCTAATACAAGGTGGACACAAATTACGTCCTGCAGATAAGAACCGTGTTGCAGGAAAAATACAGATACATGAACACTTAAAAGTTCAACCATCTGGCAGGCCACGAATGCAGATATTTAATACTTGTCCTAATCTGATTCGTGAACTACAAGGCATTCCGCTTGATAGAAATAATCCTGAGGATGTTGATACACACGCTTCGGATCACGCTTACGACGCACTACGATACTTAATTATGTCTAGGCCACGAATAAATGATCCGCTAAGTCAAATACGTAATTTACAGCGTGAACAACACTTTCAGCCTTTCGACTCGACGTTTGGTTACTAATATATGAATGAAGACATCTTAGACAGCGCAGACAATATTTATTTCACAGAAGTTGAAAATGAAGATGGTCTTAATGTTGAGTTAGACGAAAGCCTCAAATCTAATCTTGCAGGTCTTATCGAAGCGCGTTTTACTAGTGCAGAACAAGCGCGTGAACACGATGAAGATCGCTGGATTAATGCTTATCATAACTTTCGTGGTGTGTATCCAAAAGGAATTCCTTTCCGTGAAAGCGAAAAGTCTAGAGTCTTTATTAAAATTACAAAGACTAAAGTATTAGCAGCATATGGACAGTTGATTGATGTTATCTTTGGAACAGGGAAGTTCCCTATTGGCGTTAGTCCTACTGTTATTCCCGAAGGCGTTGCAGAGTATATGCACCTTGCAAACCAATCAGTGCCGGGAATTGAAACAAGTGCAGCTACACCTACAGGCGCACAAAGTGCAGACGAAAACCCATTTGATGTAGGCTTTGATGGTGACGGTAAAGTTTTAAAACCGGGAGCTACATACAGAGCTTCCAAGTTTTTAGACGAAACTATTGAAGAAAATATTGATAATTTTGAAGATGGTCCTAGCCCAGATCCTCAAGTACTAGAAATTTCTCCAGCTAAAAAATCAGCACGTAATATGGAGAAGTTAATTCACGATCAGATTGATGAGTCTAACGGCTCAAGCGAACTTCGCAATGCAATATTTGAGTCGTGTTTATTTGGTACAGGTATTATTAAAGGACCGTTTAATTATAATAAAACTTTACACCGCTGGGAAAACAGCGAAGAAACAGGAGAACGTGAATATAACCCGCTATTTGTTAGAGTACCTCGCATTGAGTTTGTGTCTATTTGGGATTTTTTCCCTGACCCTAGCGCCACTAGCCTAGATGAATGTGAATATGTTCTTCATCGTCATAAACTAAATAAGTCTCAAGTTCGAGGTTTAACCAAGCTACCTTATTTTAATGAAGACGCTATTCGTGAAGTGTTGGCTTTAGGGCCAAACTATACTGAACGTGATTACGAACATGAGCTAAAAGACGATCAACGCTCAGATGAGTATGGTAGTGGTCAGTATGAAGTACTAGAGTATTGGGGCGTAATGGATGCAGAATACGCTCGTGAAATAGGAATGGACGTTGGCGACGACGTTGATGACCTAGCTGAAATTCAAATTAATGCTTGGGTTTGTAATGGACTTGTGCTTCGTGCAGTAGTCAACCCATTTACACCTATGCGTATACCGTATCACGCTTTTCCGTATGAGAGAAACCCATACAGCTTCTTTGGTATCGGTATTGCAGAAAACATGAATGATAGTCAGCAGGTTATGAACGGTCACGCACGTATGGCTATTGACAACCTAGCTCTTAGTGGCTCTCTAGTCTTTGAAGTTGATGAGTCTATGCTTGCTGGTGGTCAAAGCATGGAAGTATATCCCGGCAAAATTTTCCGACGACAAGCAGGTGTTCCGGGCCAAAGTATTCATGGACTAAAGTTTCCAAACACATCACAAGAAAACATGATGATGTTTGATAAGTTCCGACAGCTTGCAGACGAGCAAACAGGCATTCCTAGCTACTCACACGGACAGACAGGTGTGCAGAGCATGACGCGAACAGCATCAGGAATGTCAATGTTGCTTGGCGCAGCGTCACTTAATATTAAAACGGTTGTAAAAAACTTAGATGATTTTTTACTTAAGCCGCTAGGACAATCATACTTCCAATGGAATATGCAGTTTTTTGAAGGCGATATTGATACCCAAGGCGATTTAGAAATTAAAGCTATGGGTACAAACAGCCTAATGCAAAAAGAAGTACGAAGTCAACGATTAACAATGTTCTTGCAAACAGCCCAAAACCCAGCGATTGCTCCATTTGTAAAAATGTCTAAGCTTATTTCTGAGTTAGCTTACTCACTGGATCTTGATCCTGATGAGATTCTCAACGACCCAGAAGAGGCTGCAATTGCTGCACAAATAATAGGAATGCAAAATAATGTTGGACAAGCAACTGGCAGCGAGGCTGTCCCCACTGACGAACAATCCGGAGTTATGGGAAGCCCTGAAGGAGTACCTCAACCACCGCAAGAACTTGGAGCTACAGGGACTGGTGATGGCAACATCGGAACAGGAAATGTACCGCAAGCAGGGGAGAGTGAATTTTCTGGATAATTTCCTGACACTTCCAGCCCAAGTAAAAGCCGCAAAGGAATTCAAAGATGACAATGTATGATCAGTCTTTAATGGTACCACCAGAACGCGAAGCAAAAAGCGCTGGTGGTATTTTAGCTAAAAAAGTTTTAAGCTTTGCAGGTGCAAAAGCATCTAAAGAAGCGCCTGCAAAAACTGCAGCACGTAAATCGTCTCTTGCAGACGAAGAAGCAGACAGAGCAGCAGAAATGCTCGAAGATGCTTTAATGCAAGATCCAGAGTTTTTAGACAACATGGACCCAGATGATTTAGAAGCATTGATGGCTGATCTGCCGCCAGCATATCGCTCTAAGCTTGCACCAGATATGGGAGATGTGCAAGAAGACATGCTAGAGCTTGTGCGCGGAATGGAGCCGTCTGATGTTGCAGACAATCTACAACTGTTTAATAGTTTAGGAGAGCTTGAAACTTATGCGAAAGGCCTTAATCCTAGAGAAACTCGTGAGTTTATTTCTAATGTTTCTCCAGAAGACTATGAAATGTTTAAAGGATTTAAAGATCTTGTCCAAGAATTAGGTCCACGAGAAATGAAAGCAGATGGCGGAATGGTGGGATTATTGATTCCCGCTGAAGGCATTAAGCCTGATGGAGAAATGGAAGACGATTACGTTTCATACGTTATGGATGAAACATTATCAGATGATGAAATAGAATATGTCAACAAAGCACTAGAGGCTGATAATAGACTTAGCGAACTGTTTGACAAAATTGTTTTGTCTTCTGCAGAATTTACAGGTGCAGGTGAAGTTGATGGTCCCGGCACAGGCACATCAGACGACATTCCTGCACGACTTTCAGACGGTGAATTTGTATTTACCAAAAAAGCAGTAGATGTTATCGGCGTAGAAAAACTAGAAAAAATGATGAAAGACGCTGAAAAACAATCTGAACGACAGAACAAGGCAGTTGGTGGAATCATGAATGACCCAACACAAGATGAGAAAGCTGTACTGCCAGATGAAGCTATGAGTGATGATGAGATTGAAGAGCAGATGCTCGATTCTAATCGCATTCCTAGCTTAATGCGACGATAAGGCTACCTAGAACTTTTAGCCCCTTATCACAACAATAACCTTGAGGCCACCTTGTAATCTCAAGACCCTAGAATTACTTCTAGCCACCTTGAAAACAAACAAGCCCCGAAAAGGAGTAAGACATGACTGAAGTACACGAACCAGAAGCTAATCCATACAATGCAAAAAAATCTTGGCACGAGGAGCCAGAAGCATCTAATGGATCAGCAGAGAGTCTATTTTTTGAATCAGGAAGTTCTGATGAGGCTACCCAAGACACGGCCCCTCAAAAACAAAAAGGAACTAACTATAAAAAAAGGTATGACGATTTAAAACGACATTATGATGAAAGGATTTCAGAGTTTAAACAAAAAGAACAAGAACTGTTAGCGCAAGCTCAGTCTGTTCAACCAGCTTACCAGCCGCCAAAATCAGCTGAAGAGTTGGAGCAGTTTAGAACTGATTATCCTGATTTGTACGAAACTGTAGAGTCTGTTGCACATCTACGAAGTCAAAAAGAAGTACAGGCACTTCAACAAAAGATGCAAGCAATCGAAGAGCGAGAAGCAATGATCGCACGACGTGAAGCTGAAACTAAGTTGAGAGACCGTCATCCTGACTTTGAAGATATTCGTGGCGATGAAGAGTTTCATGATTGGGCTAAAGAACAACCTGAAGAAATTCAAGGTTGGATCTATAATAACCCAGACAATGTTGGTTTAGCTAGTCGTGCTATAGATATCTATAAAATGGAAAGGGGCATGAATGTAAAAAGCCCTAAAACTCAGTCAAGTCAAAAAGTGTCCAGAAAAGACGCTGCAAGTTTAGTATCTACTAAAACTACAACTGTAGACACTAAGCAGCCAAAAGTTTGGACAACTCGGGAAATCGCTGCCTTATCTATGGACGATTATGATCGACTTGAAAAAGAAATTGATCAAGCGGCCCAAGAAGGCAGAGTAATTAAATAACTTTGTTTTAAGGAGTCAATACAATGGCTAGTAATACATCGGACCAATATTTTGCTCAGTCGTCCGGGAGCAACTTCGCTGGCAATAACTTCATGCCAGAAATCTATTCCAAGAAGGTACTTAACTTCTTCCGCAAGGCATCTGTTGCAGAAGCCATCACAAATACTGATTATGCTGGTGAAATTTCAGCTTACGGTGATTCAGTTAAGATCATCAAAGAGCCAGTAATTTCTGTTGATCAGTACGAGCGTGGTGGTTCTATCACTGCAACTACATTGACTGACAACGAAGTAACTCTTGTTGTTGATACGGCGAACGCATTCAAGTTCATCGTTGACGACATCGAAACTTCAATGTCTCACGTCAACTTTAAGGAAGTTGCTTCGTCTTCAGCTGCTTACGCACTTCGTGACGCATTTGACACGGGCGTAATTGCTAAGATGTTTGCAGGCGTTCCTGCGTCATCTCCTAACCACATCCTTGGTTCGGACAGCGCAACTGACCTTGCAGCTGGCACCTTCGACGGTACTGGTAACCTTGACATCGGCTACGCTTCTGGCGAGCATGATCCAATTGATGTTCTTTCACACATGGCACGTCTTCTTGACGAGCAAAATGTTCCTGAAGAAGGTCGTTGGTTCCTTGCTAACCCAGAGTTCTACGAGCAGCTTGTACAGTCTAGCTCTAAGCTTATGAGCGTTGATTTTAACGCTGGTCAGGGTTCAATCCGTAACGGTCTCGTATCTTCTGGTAAGTTGCGTGGCTTTGACATGTACAAGACTAACAACATTGCAGCTACTTCTAATGCAGCTGGTAAGTGTATTGCTGGTCACATGTCTGCAGTTTGCACTGCACAGACTATCATTAACACTGAAGTAGTCCGTGACACTGCAAGCTTTGGCGACATTGTACGTGGTCTTCACGTTTACGGAGCTAAAGTACTTCGTCCTGAAGCACTTGTCTCTGCCTTCTACGGCATCGACTAAAGCGGAATGGGGGATGAAATACTCCCCCTTTTCTTTAAGGTTTTTATTATGCCACAAATTGGATCAGAAGCAAACCCTATTCGAATGGGTACTGGAAAAGTTAAACTAAGAGGCCAGTACTTAAAAAACGAAGACAAGAAAAAATATGACGACAACTATGATCGTATTTTTGGGAGAAAAAAGAATGATGAAAAAAGATAAAAGGGCAGGATACAACAAGGGTTGTAAAGTTAAAAAAGATGGCAACGCCTCTGCACGTCGAGCATACGGAAAAGGCGGTAGCGCAGTAAAAAGTTCTATGCGCACTTGTACGCCTAACTAAAATGAAAGTCAAAGCCCCTGAAGGCTATCACTGGATGAAAAAGGGCAAAGAACATAAGCTCATGAAAGATCCTAAAGATGGCTACAAACCCCACAAAGGTGCTTCGAAAGAAGCTAACTTTGAAATTCAAAAGGTTCATAAGAAATAATGGCTGCTACTTATCTTGAAATTACAAACGAGTTGTTGCGAGAGTTGAATGAAGTAGCTCTCACATCTTCGACGTTTGCTGGGGCTATTGGTGTTCAGCAACATATTAAGGATTGTGTAAACAGAGCATACCTTGATATTGTTAATGAAGAACCTCAATGGCCTTTTCTTGCTGTAGATACAAGCGGTTCTACAGATCCTTTTTATGGTAATACTTATGTAGAAACTGTAGCAGGCACTCGTTGGTATTTGTTAAAGCCTACGTCATCTAGCTTGACAACAGACTACGGCTATATTGATTGGGATAATTTTTATTTAACAACAATTGGTGTAGACGGCGAGTCAGCGCCTTATGTTAGTAAAAATCTTAAGTTTACAACTACAGAAGAATG